GACTGCTCAGACCGACATCGGAAAACAATATGGTATGACCAAAGACGCTGATAACCATTGGTATGTTGACAAAACCAAAACGGGCGTCAGCGCGGTATGCGTTATCACGGCCTTGGACAACTGGGACACGACACGCGGCGTGTTGTTCACGTTCTTGCCTGGTGTGTCACAACTGCTGAGCTAACGTTAGTCAGCGCAAACGCGGTTATCTCTTGAAGGGAGAATAGACCAACATGATGGTTCGCGGCCAGTATTTTCAGCTGATGGCCCCAGGACTGCACGACCTTTTCGTGCATTTTTTGGACCTCAAGCAGCGTGATGAGGAGTACTCATATGTGTTCAACATTGAGGAATCCGACGCGGCGTTTGAGGACGAGGTGGAGTTCTCTGGCCTCGGGCCGTTACAACCCAAATTGGAAGGCACAGCGGTGCAGTATCAAGACATCATTCAAGGTGGCACGAAACGTTACTTGCACGTTCCGTGGGCCTTGGGTGTTCGAGCATCGTGGGAATTGATCAAAGACGATCAGTACAAATTGATTAATCAAGCTCCGAAGTGCTTGGCGCGCAGCGCTCACTTCGTGAAGGAGATTTCGTCTTGGAATGTACTGAATCTTGGTTTCACCTCGACGACGGTTATTGATGGCGTGTCGTTGTTCAACACGCTTCATCCGCTGTTGGGTGGGACGCAAGCAACGGCGATTGGGCCGGGTGTCGGCAATATCATCGCAGCCGCAGGCACGTATCCAAATCGGCCTACGACTGACGTGGATTTGTCCTTCACCGCTATTCAGTTAGCCATCAATATGTTTGAGCGTTTGATCGATTCGCAAGGTCTGCCGATCTCGCTCAAGCCGAAGTATCTGGTGATCCCACCGGAGTTGAAGTGGATCGCTCGGGAAATCCTCGGTTCACCGAACAAGCCATACACGGCTGACAACGAGATCAACTCGTTGATCAAAGAGGATTTGATGTACTTCATTTGCCACTACCTGACCAGCGCCTCGGCGTGGTTCTTGGTGGGCGACAAAGAAGCACACTCTTTGAAGTTCATGAATCGTGAAGATCTCGAGGAGGACTTTTCTGACGATTTTGATACTCGAACAATTAAACAGATCGCGACCATGAGATTTTCAACTGGTGCGACAAATTGGTTGGGTACGTGGGGCAGCAATGGGCCGTAAGTGCTTGAAAACAAAGCACTTATAGTGCTTTACAACCCAAATTGCATAGTGTACCCTACCAATTAGGAGGCACTATGCAAACCAAAAAATGTATCGTTTGTCAAGAAGATCGAGATGAAAAACACTTTCCGAAGAGTAAATGGATTTGTTACCGATGCCGCGGTTTACGAGAACGCAGTGTCCTTAAACTTAGGATGCTTGAGGCATTTGGTTGGAAGTGTCAATGTTGTGGAGAAGATAATCCTTTTTTCTTGACTCTCGACCATGTTAAGAATGACGGAGCATCACATAGAGATCAAGGCTACAACGAGCAACAGATTTATCGAATTGCTCAGAGCGAAGGGTGGCCGAAAGATCGATATCAACTACTTTGCATGAATTGTAATTTTGCAAAAGGCCATTTCCAAGAATGTCCGCACGTTTTGGGACTTACAACGGAAGCGGCGATTGCACAACTACAACATAATTGTAGATTGGTTGGTAGAGTCAAACGACCTATGACAGAAGCCCAACGAGCCGGTCTTGCAAAAGGACATGAAATTTCACATGTCTTTGGACGGAGCGGACAACCTAAACCAGATTTACTGAAAATGTTGGCTGCTCTGGAAGCTTTGAAGAAGCCGACGTAGTGTTGTGCCCAGCAACACAAAATTTCGCTGTGAGAGGAGATATCATGAAGCGTTGGTCGATTGCAATTGCGTTGATGTTTGTTTTGCAAGCTGTTATGTGGGGTCAAGCAGCCCCGCAGTCGCTTACGCAGTCGTGGACTGAGACGATTACTTTGGCGCCTCCGGCGTTGTTGAACTCGCAGTCGTTTTCGTCCTCGACAGCAACGGGGTTTTCGACAGCTACGACAGGTGGCAGCATCGCCGCAGGGACGTATCGGTGTGGGGTGACGTTTTTTACATCCACCAACACTGAGACGCCTTTGTCGACAGACACGGCCGCTACCTCGACAATCACAACCACGGGGTCGACTTCGTCAGTTACGATTCAGGCACCGCTTGCGATTGGTGTTGGGGGTAACGTTGTTGGTTGGCGTCCTTACTGCGGTGTTAGCGGAGGCGCTACAGGGGCGGAGACCTTAGTAACGATTAACAATACGGTGTGTGTACTGTCGTCTAGTTCTACACCATCGTGTGCGTTGACGTCGCCTGCGGTGCTTACGTTGCAGTCGCAGTTTGCAGCGGGTGCTGGTGGGCCGGCGTCGCCGGGCACCGCTATCTTCCCGCCTGTGACCAACGCGGCGAACACGGCTTTGTTCGAGAACTCTATTATGACGTATCGAACAGTGTATTGGACTGTGTCTGGCACCGCGCCGTCGGCTTGCACGTTTAACGTACAGACGGGTGCGTCGGCTGCAGCATTGTCTAACTTTGGACAGACGATTACTTGTACATCGTCTGGTTCATATGCACCACCGTTGACAACGACAGCGGCGTTTTCTGGCCTGAATCTAGCAACGTACACCGCGGGTGACACCACAACCAAGGTGACGTTTTACTTTACGACAGCCCCGTTTGGACCGCCGGTGTATTTTGTCAACGCCGTACCGACAGGCAACTGCACCAACGGTACTCACATTATTAACACAGCAGCCGCGTCAGCATCGACGGTGTTATATGTGTGTCAGCCAGCGAATACACTAACAGCACAAAACGTACCGTAGTCGGAGGTTGTTATGCCAATGCAGAGCGGTTCCGGTTGGACAAGCATTCCGTGGCATCACTGCGATTGCCATCAAAAGGCTTATCCTGTCAATCAACTACGTAGACAGGACGGCCTGATTGTTTGTCCAACAGGGTTTGACAACCCACAACGCACTAGGACAGTGGATCAACGACAACAAATCATTCAGCAGGTTTTGGCTAACGATTTACCAGAACCGAAGCTGGCGCCAATTCTTACCGAAACGGAAGACAACACTCAAGAAGTTTGAACCTTAGTCGTGTAACACACGCAACCCCGAAAGGGTAGGAGGACACAGTGGCACATACACACGGAAGATATCAACAGGATTTAGGTTTCAGTGATGGTCTGATTTCCTGTGATGCATCGGAGGTCTTGGCCATAGCGTCAGCTGGAACCGTCACCTTGACACGCAACGCCGTAGGTGACATTGTCTGGCAATGTAACGCGTCGTCGACGGCTACTTTTAACATCAATTTGATGAGCAGCGTTATACGACGTAGTGGTTTCTTTGAAGACACACAAAACTTATTTGGCAGTACCTTCGGTGGTGGTCTTGGCGGCGCAGCCGCTGGACCGGGTTCGGCAGGCACCGGAATCCCCGCGTCAGCAGAGCCACAAGGCCGACCTGATGCCATGATTTTGGCTGGCACTCCGCAGCCTGCGTCGGGTATGGCGACGTTGCAAGAAATCACCCCGCGCACGGCGTTGAAGTTGAAAGGCTTCAAACCGTTGTCGATCAACGTGATGTACAAAGTGATAACCAACCCGGCCACGTCGTTGACCTGCGTGTTGACGCAGACTAAGGTAGTTGACAATCAAACCATTGCATCGCAACAGACCAACCTTTTGGCGTCGGGCGCCAACGGTTTAACTAACGTCGCAAGAGCCAATCCGTATGTGACCTCGATTGCGATTCCCAACGCTCAGTATTATCAAATCACACCGAACACAGCGTTGTGGTTTGAGATCGCAGTGCAGGAACCAGCGGCTAACACTTTTCAGTTGTATGGAATTGATGTGTTGTGTGAGTTCAACTATAACTAAGGAGACTCCACAATGTGGGAGATTCTATCAACTGTTTTTAGTGGTCTTACGCTAGTAACAGTCGCGGGGATGGCTTATAGGTATGGTCGACTTGAGCAATTGGTTCAAGACATCAACGAAAAAGGCTGCAAACAAAAACGCAATGGTTGTTTGTCAAGTTAGTGACTTGAGTGAGGGATGATCAAAATGGCAATTAAAATTAACATCGAGACTATCCCTCACAGCCAACAACGTTATGAGACAGTAGGCGATTGGTGGTGGGGGGCAGATGGCACATGGGAATTTCGTGTGAGCAATATGGGCAATTGGCGTTTTGAGATGCTAGTTGCAATACATGAGCTTGCTGAGTGTGCTATGTGTCGATTTTGGGGCATTTCACAAGTCGATGTCGATGATTTCGACAAAGTCTTCGAGGCTAATCGTGTCGAAGGCAACACTGATGAACCAGGAGATGACCCGAAAGCCCCCTATCGTAACTATCACTGCATTGCAACTGGCATCGAGCGTGTTATGGCAACGATGTTAGGTGTTAGTTGGAAGGAGTACGAAAGTGCGATCAACGCGCTTTAATTTTGTATCGGAGACGGCCGATGGAATGGGATTCGCAGCACGGCTTGTTCAGGAAGGCCACCCTGTTCGGATGTGGATACGCAGTCCCGACGCAAAATCAGTTGGCGATCGAATTGTTTCTAAAGTCGGGGACTTTGAAGACCTTATTGTGGATGCGTTGCCTGATAACGATGTTTTTATTTTTGACGTCAGTGGCAACGGCGTGTTCGCTGATTATTTACATCAAAACGGGTTCCCTGTTTTGGGAGGGTCTGTTTTGGCTGATCGGTTGGAGCGCGATCGCGAGTTTGGTGCTTCGATTATGCAACAGTGCGATATTGAAGTACCTGATACGTTATCATTTACTTCGTTTGAAGACGGAATCCGACATGTCCAAGACAACCCAGACATACGATGGGTTTACAAACCATCTAAGCAATTAGGGGATTTGTCGCCGTCACATGTGTCTTATGACGCAGAAGATTTGATTGAAATGTTGCAGAGTATTAGCAAAGATGTGGACATAGCCGATCCTCAATTTGAGTTACAAGCATTTGAGAAAGGCATTGCGTTTTCAACAGAGTTGTGGTTTCAACACGGTGAGTTCGTTGCCCCTCTTACGAATCACACTCTGGAACGCAAAGAATTGATGGACAGTGACATCGGTCCGTCAGGAGGGTGTCTTGGGAATATCGTCTGGTTCTGTGGAGGATGCAAAGTCTGCACCATTGCAAAGCGACTCGTGCCTTGGGCACGACGGCAGCGCTATCATGGAATGCTCGATCTCAATGTTATTGTCACGCCGAGTGGTCGAGTGTACGGACTTGAATTCACTCCACGCTTTGGTTATGATGCTTCTCCCACGTTGTTCTGGGAGCTTATACAAGGCGGTGTCGGAACATTCTTTGAATCTGCTGCAAGAGGGTCACTCGGTGTGCTCGATCTTAGAGAAGGTTTTGCAGGCGCACTCAGGGTTACTATCCCCCCTTGGCCAACAGAAAAGCATACCGCGGAAGAAGGTGTACCTCTCCGAGGCGTTGAGCCAAAAGTAGCCGATAAGTCGATGTATTTGTACAACATGAAATTGGATGACAAAGGTGGTCTTTGTACCGCGGGGGCATGGGGTATTGTGGCGTTGTTTACGGCTCATTCAAGTGATCCGCGCCGCGCAGTTGACAAGCCACTTGATGTTGTCAAAGAACTACGTTTGAAGAACAAACAATATCGCACCGACTTAGCAAAGCAATTCACCAAAGATTTAGATTTATTAAGCGAGGCTGGCGTCGAATTGAATCTCGCTGTGGAGGCTTGAGATGGCGTTTACCAATGTGTATGACGATACCTTTCCAGCGGATACTGAGTTAGCGAACCTAATCGGCGCTAACTTACGTCAGATTCGTTTGGATGTCCAACAACGTATGGCTGTCATAAGCGGTTTGGACGCAGCAAAGCCTAACTTCGCTGGTGATACGCAGCCTGGTAATTGGAACGGAATTTTATTCTTTGCTACAGACTCGGGTAAGATTTATCAATTCAACAATCCCACTTGGACTGATGTCACAACGAGTTTTATTGCGTCCAACCTGGTTGGTATCAATCCGCAAGCGGCATCATATCAGCCTGTGTTGTCCGACAGCGGTAAACTCATTTTGATGAGCGTAGCTGGTGCTAACACTTTCACTGTTCCGACGAATGCGACAGTTGCGTTTGCCATCGGCACGGTACTCTCTGTATCACAGACTGGTGCTGGTCAAACGACGATCGTAGCCGCGGGCGGTGTGACTATTAACACACCGTCATCTCTTACCACGCGGGCGCAGTATTCGACTGTTGTAATGATACAAACCGCTGCTAATGTGTGGATCATTGGGGGTGACTTGACGTGAGAAATAATCCTTTATTGTTTTTTATGGGACGTCGGAGACCCTCTGCGGCTTTGATTTTACAGTCGTTTATAGGACTCGGTGATGATGTGGCAGGCCCGTCAGCAACCGATAGTGGGACGTTTCCTAACACATCTCATAACGGAAGTTTGTTAGTCTTGGTAGCCGCTGCTATGTCGGACAGCGGACTTCCAACGATCAGTGCTCCTCTCACCGCCGGGATGATTTGGACACTGGCAGTAACAGGAAATTCTGTAGGTGGTCCTTTTGCTCGTAGAGTGGTTATTTATTACAGTCGCAATTCACCCTCGATAGCATCTGGAACCGTTTGGCAGATTACAGCGACTCGCGTTGGTGCTACTGAAACAGCAATACAAGCATGTATTTTTGAGTTTGGTCCTTGTGATGGAACGTTGGATCAAACGGCTTCTAATAGTGGAACAAGTTCAGTTCCGGCGACGGCCAACTTGATAACAACAGCTAAAGATGTTATAGTCTGTGGTGAGGTAGGAAACTCCACTACTATCGCAGGAGCGGGTTATACCCTTGGTCCCTCGTTACCTAATACACCCGCTCAGGGCTCGACGCAGTATCAACTCAACATAGCAAGCGGTAGTATTCCGACGGCGTTTGGTTCATCGGTTGCTTTTTGGGCCGAGGCCGCAGCGGCATTTAAGGTTTAACTATGGCTGGTCAAACACCACAGCAACCTCGTCAAGACGAACTACCCGACTACCCGTATGTAGGGCCGTTTGGTGGGGTGCAGAGCGAAACTCCGATTGATAAAATCGGACGTGTTGGATTTGCGGAGGTACAAAATATTATCTTCCGTAAGTCTCAAGGACAGCTATTGTCGATGTTTCAAGCACTACCACGACCTGCATCAGGTGGAACGATCGCTCAACTCGTTGGTCAAATACTTGCTTTAGCAGGAACAATCGCTGGCTTGTCAACACTGGTGCTTGATGGTCCTGTGATAGGGATCGCTGACTTTTTCAACGTCAGTGGTATACGTTGTTTTGTGATTTGGACACCGCATTCGATGTATCAATGGAATGGGGTGTCGTGGTTACAAGTCAACGGAACGTTGACGGGAAGCAACCTACAGTATATGTCCTGGGATGTTGTGGGATATAAGTTGTATTTCTCACAACAACAGGATAAAGTTCAGGTGTGGGACGGTTTGACAGCATCGTTCGCTGCGGCCAACGGCGCAGCGGTGCCAGCTAAGTATCTGTGTGAAGTAGGGTTTCATCTTTTAGCAGCTAATACGATTGAGGCTGGTCAATCGTCACCAAACCGCATTCATTGGACCGGTATTGGAGATGGAACAGATTGGACGAGTTTCAGCTCGGGTCAGACGGATTTGTTCAATGGTCTAGGACCGATCAATGGTCTAGGACGAATTTATCAATCTGGCTACGCATTTCAACAATGGGGCATTACGCAGATAAATCCAACAGGCATTGGAACGGCGCCGTTTTCTTTTGTCCCAATGGGTTCGCGAGCCAAAGGTAGTATCCTGCCGTATGGCGTAGCCACCTTCGGTGAGGTGGTGGCTTGTTATGTTGGTAAGGATGACATTTACATCTTTGACGGAACGCAGTCGCAAGGCATCGGATCTCGGCCTATTGATGGAAATCGAAGGCTCGGCGCACGTGGTCGTATCTTCACAGATTTGTACTCGACTTCGTTAAACAACATCTTTGGTGTTATCAATACGTCCAATAATGGTGTTGACTACGAGTCGTATTGGTTGCTGATTCCAGGCTTGAACAAAGCATGGGTTTATCATTTTGATGAAGGTAACTGGACTCAGGTAAGGTTTGCCAACAATCAACTTTATGGTCCGGTAGGAATTTTCAACGGTATCCAAAGCAATTCGCCTGAGATCATTCAGTTGATTGGTACAATCGCAGCGCAGTCGTGGACTTTTTCATCATTGACTAACGTAGCTCCATTGGACACGTTAGCGATTAGCGATGGCGTAGCTAATACAGTGTCGTTGCTACAGCCTGGTATCGCTGGGTCCAATCCAACGAGCGGTAGTATTAACTCAGGTGATGGGTGGTACATTCGGTCTGGTGCGTTGACGTTTGATGACTCGCGTCATACACACACGTTGAAAAAGATGCGTTTGGTGTTCAATGATCAAGGTAATGTAACGGTCAACATTCGCGTCAGCAACGAGCAAGGTCAGACCTCAACCAAGACAACGACTTTTGGCACTGGTAGTGGTAAGCCTGTTACACAGATTGTGGCTTTTGAGATTCCGGGAAAGTACATCACTTGGGAACTATCCGGGCCGCCGGGGGTCAATGTTATTCTGACAGAGATCGCACCTGTTTACGATGTAGGTGGGGAGGTCCAAAACCGATGAATATCCCAACTACATTGGATGTACTTGGACAAGAAGGTAACAACAATCCCATTTGGCGCAAGTTCAGAAACGTCTACAATAGAATACAAACAGCTGTGAACGGCAATATTGAATTTGGAAACTCAACAAGCGGCGCGGGCAACATCCGTGGGACGTGGGTTACAGTAGCGACACCAGGTGCGGCCAACACAGATTTCACAATCACACACAATCTCGGCAAACCAGCGACAGGTTATATTGTGATGACGAAGAATGCGGCATGTGATGTTTACACATCGCCTACGGCCAATCCCAATCCGACTACGCAGCTGATTTTACGCGCGACCGGAAGCACTGTGAATTTGACAATTTTTGTGATTTGAGGCTAACGCAATGGCTGTCATTTTGCAACAACTCGAACAAGAAACCGTGCGTAAGCTAGAGAACGACACAACGGCTACTTCCGACATCGATAGGTGGCTACGCGATTCGTTAATCGAGATCGCAGGGAATCCTGACTATCGTGATTCGTTTCCGGAATTGGAAGAGCTTGGTCCGACGTTTAATCTGACAGGTGGAACTGTCACAACGTCAGTACAAGAGTACCCCGAAACGAGTCTTATTCCCGTTGGAGATTTTCTTATTAAAACGTTGGACATTGTAATCTGGACCGATTATCCAACCAATACCATACGTCGACAACTTGACCCTACGCAGTTTCAAGACACGGATCGGTTTCAATCGTTTCCATCGTTGCCGACGCAGTGGTATCGGTTTGGTACAAACATTGGTTTTGAGCCAACGCCAAACCAAAATTATCAAGTTCAAGCTCGTTTGATGCGTCGACATCCTATCACAGATTATTTTAACACATCGGGACAACTCAATCAAACTGTCGTGTTGTTGCCTAACGAATGGTTTGAGGTGTTGGAATGGGCCGCCGCGATGCGTGGGTATATGGAGAAGCTCAATTACGAGCGTGCCGGTGAAATTAAAACGATGCTCTGGGGCGATCCCGCGCATCCCAATGACAATCCAGGATTGATTGCATCGGTGAAAACAAAACGTCGCAGCGAAGCATGGCTTGTACAACAACCGTTGCGACCTGTCATCAAACAATCTTGCTGGGGAATGTAGGAGGCTTTTATGGCGATGGCTCCGTATTACAACCCAACTGGCGGTGGAGATCAATCACCGTTGTTTGGATCTGGCTTTGGATCAGGGAGTAATCAAAACACTCCGTATCCGATGCCATCGATGTGGTCACCTGGAAACACCGCAGCGCCTGTGTCTGGTGGTCCGATACCAGTCAAAGCTAACACAAGCAATCCGTATCAAGTACCGGGAACCGGGCCGTTGTCGTACCCAGGTGACACTGCTGATACAGGATGGACCGGTGCGTCGCGACAAGGTCGCACAACCAATCCCGGTAGCGAGAACTTAGGACACGGTATCATTGCCACTGGATTGCAGTATGGTGGACTATCGCAAGATTTCGCTAATTACATTATGTCGCAGATCGGCGCAGGAATGTCGCCATTCAATCTGTCGACTATGTTGCCGACCGGCGGTATGACGCAGCCCGGACAACTTACTGCTGGTCTAAATCCATTGATGCAACAGTTGCAGAGTTTTTACATGGGTCAGTCAACCGGATTGCCGGGTGGTAACACAATGCAAGACATCGCCAATAACGGCATCAGCGCGTTGCCGGAGTGGCAGGCGATGGTCAATGCACAGCAACAAAACATCCAACAAAATCAAGCC